CAGCATCGAAACCCACATCCACGCAATTCGCCTCGGACCCGGAGGAATACTTTACATGCCCTGGTTCGGAGGTCTTTCCGGACACTCCTGGACCACCATCCTCAACATGATCAACCAGAAGCTCAATTTGCATGCATTTGCTTACTGGGCTCGCAGGTTTAAGAACGCTTCCTTCAAGCAGTTCCCTGTTAATTACGGCGATGACTTCATCATTGGAGTCACTCAAGACGCCGGACCGCAGGTTGACTATTTCCTTCTCCAGGAATTTCTCAAACTCACGGGCCAGCGCCTCACCCCTGCCGCTAAAGATGGGATTGAACACGCTTACACCCTTCCTCATGAGCTTGAATTGCTCAAGAGGGGTTTTTCCACCCATGATGGCCATGTTTTCGCTCCGTTGAAAGCTGATGTCCTCTTCGAAACTCCCCTGTGGATACTTAAAGGTAACCGCACGGACGAAGAGGCCACCAAAGTAAACGCTGAAATGGCCCTCCGTGGCGCTTTTGCGCACGGACGTGAGTTCTACGAGAATTTTAGGAAACGCTTGACAAAAGCCTGCATCGCTGCAGGGATTAAGCCCACCTTTCCATTCACGTATGACTCACTGATGAACGACTTTGTTGCTGGAAAATACAAAGTCGAAACCGACTCGATTGCTGAAGAGCAGTCTGGAGTCGGATTCCAGAAGGTATTAGACCCTTCTGCGCATAGCAAGATCTTGCGTTCTCGAGTTGCCACTACCCTCAATGAACGTATTGCTACTATGCCGACCAAAAGCTTAGTGAAGAGGAGGCCGACTAATCAACCGACCTCACTATCTCTCTCCCCGATTACCGATGGAAATTTAAGACAAGATGGTAGCTCTGCTACTACTACGCGCCCCCTTCTTATGGCTGGCGCCAAAGACGCTCCCTCAACGGAGTCCGGTCTATCAACTTACCAGAGTGCTGGAGTTGGAGTGAACCCCGTCAGTGACTTATCCTCACTGAAGTTCAACCCGAACCCTTTCCCTCAGGCTGACCCCATGACTAAGGTTCTTGAGAGGTCCTACCTCGTCAAGACAGTTGTGTGGGATTCTACCGACACCACATTCTCTCTTCTCACAGAAGAGTTGGTCTTTCCATATGACCTCATCACCTTTGCTTTTATGACGGATAAGATCAGAGACTTTCGCTATTTCGCCTACGACGGTATCGAGATCATCGTCAATTACCCTTCGAACCCCTATTTGTTCGGAACATTGATGATGGTCCCCGTCCCAGCCGAGATCAGCACTTCTCGTTCTGAGCCACACGTCCTTGCTAATTGCGGCGCTATTATTATTAACGCCTCTAAGCAGGAAGATGTGACCTTCACGATTCCCAATATGTCTTACACTTATCTTAGGATTGCCGCCGATCTTGACACTTTTCCTACTGAATTAGTCAAGTTCGTCGTTCTTAATCCCCTTACTAGCATCGGTGGTGGTTCACCTTCGATCAAACTCTCGGTTTACGCCCGCTTCGTGAACCCCCGCCTTATTGCGCCCGACCCCCGCTCTGCTATTGCGGAAGAACAATCCGCTGTTACCAGCGAGGCCGTCGCGAAAGGCACCTCAGGCGTGATTGCCGGAGTCCAGAACGCGATGGGTACTATTGGGAAAGTCATCAACACCGTTGAGCAGGTTTCTTCTGCTCTCGAGATGGTGGCTCTTTCCAAGCCCATAACCGTCCAGGAACCCGAACAATCCGTTCCTAGCTACATTCCCGGCTTTGGATCTTGTGAGGGCATTGATTTGTCCCAAAGAAGTTCCTATGGCATGGATGCTCTCGTAGCTACCAACGGGGTTCTCCCTGGTCAAACCAACAACGTCACCCTCAGGGATCTGGCTAAGACCCCTTGCTGGATCCAACGTGGCTCGTGGGATGCTACGGACGCGCAGGATGCTGTTATTGCATCCGTTCCCGTTAGTCCGTGCTACTTCCCCGTAGGCGACGCTGGGCCCGCTCAGGCCTTGTACCTCACTCATGCTGCGCTAATCGCAAACTCGTGCGATTTTTGGCGCGGTAGTATGAAGTACGCCGTTCTCTTTGACGTTTCTCCTCTCGTGAGCGCCACAGTCAGCATCTGTTGGTTGCCCACAACCGCCACTCTCGGAGCATTCTCTGTTGAAGCCGTCGGTGGTGACCTCATCCGTAAGGTGGTTACTATCAGTGGACCCACTCTTGTCACGTTTTACGTGCCTTGGGCCTACGATACCGCCTGGAGAGTCGCCCCCGCTGACCCCAACAGTTACTCTGACATTGACGCCAACGGTCAGATTGTCATCACTGTCGTCGAAACCGTTTCATCACCGACCGCAGTTACCACTTGCTACTATAGCATTTGGTCTTCTGCGGACGACGATTTTGAAGTGTATCGCGCGGCCGGCCTTGTGAGTGGTTATACCTATAACGACGCACCAGCGCTCGCCGAAGAGCAAACATCCATTCGTGGTCTTTTCGAATCTCCTTTCCAGGGTCTTATCCCTAGTAAGAAGTTCGTTGAACACGGTGTGTGCACGCCCGAGTCGATTGCTTCAATCCCTATCGCCGCTCTGGGTAAGCGCTACCGTCTGTACAATACGTACAGCAGTGGCCCTAATCCCTCAACGGTTGACCCGACGTGGCCTGTTCCCACCAGCACAGGTGAGTTCTTTGCTAATGTCGTCTCTCTCTTCTATTTTTGGAGAGGGAGTATGAACTATAAGCTTATCTACACCCATGCTGGCACAGACGCTACGTCCACCGTCAGGAGGATTTCATCCTTCACGTCCACCCCCTTCGATGGGAATGGCTCCATGAATCTTTGTGTTCCAGCAGTCAATCCCGTCGCTGACATCTCAGTCCCTTACTTCTCGCAATATGTTGGATGTACTACATTTGACGATACCGGAGCTACCTCCGATATGCAAATTACGTTCGACATTGCCGGGAGTACGAACCGAGATAC